ACAACAAATTAGAGACCTCTATATTAGAGAAGTAATATTTAATATAGGTGATAGCGTAAAGTATGTTAAAGAAAATGTTGAAGGTAAAATTGTAAGAAAAGGTACTAATTACATTGTTGTAGAAGATAATAAAAACAACTTACATAAAGCATGGATTTGGGATTGTATTCCAGAAGTCAGCGATAGGGAGGTTCAAATGAGAGAACACAATTTAGATATTGATTATGGATTTGAAGCCGTATCTGAGGTACAAGAAGATATGGATGCTCAACCACAAGATAAAGATGTAAAGAAAAAGAAAGGTACACAGCCTAAAAAGTATTATAAAGACATGTCTAAAGATACTAAAAACAAAAGAGCTGATTACTTTAGTAAAAAAGATACTACAAAAAATGATAACAAACCAGCACCAGGTGACAAAGATGCTGAAACTAAACCAAGTATTCATACTAAAAAGTATAAGAAAATGTTTGGTGAGTTTAAGAGAGATTTACAAGATGCATGTTGGGTAGGTTACAAAAAAGTAGGCATGAAGAAAAAAGGTAACAAAATGGTACCTAATTGTGTACCAGAAGAGATGAGTGTAGAAGATGCGATGAAAGTAGATGGTTATATACCAGAGTCCTACGAGATTGGCCATGACTATGCTAATCATACAAAAGATATTACACCTGGAGAACAACCAGATGTGGCACCTGTTGATGCAAAATTAAGAGGTACACCAAGTGACCCTAAGTCTATTGGTAAAAAAGATGTAAAAGAATGGGCAAGTGCAGAGTCCACAATTGATAAATATAGGGAACGATACAAAGAGGAATGGCGTGCTAAGTTAGATGAAGTCGTTTCTAAAATGATAGAGAAACTATAATGAAGACTTTTAAAGAGTACGAAAATATTGATGAAGCTTGCGAGGAGTGTATCTTTGAGCATGAGATGGAAGGCATTCAAGAGGCTGAGTATCAAGGTAAGAAAGTTAAACTAAACGACCCCGTTAGAGGTGCTTCCAAGAAGTTTTATGTTTATGTAAAAAATGAAACAGGCAATGTTGTCAAGGTTTCATTCGGTGATACAACTGGATTAAGTATTAAAAGAGATAACCCAGCTCGAAGAAAGTCTTTTAGAGCTAGGCATAATTGTGATAATCCAGGTCCTAAATGGAAAGCTAGATACTGGTCGTGTTATCAATGGAGAGCGGGAGCAAAGGTAGACAACTAATGAGCAGATATAGACAAACATTTACAGAGGCGATGCAATTAGTGGCGCTGACTGAAAAAGAAGTAACGAAATTAAAGAACGGCGTTAAGGTACTAGGCAATGCTTTACCAAATAGAGCAGTGGCACAAAAGATGGCCGATAAAGCAAATAAGGAAATGGGACATGACGCAGATGTTTACCAATCTCCTTTTAATAACAGATTTTATGTCAGAATAAAAGAAGAAACTATTGTAGAATTTACAGATGCACAAATTAAACAAGCATATGGTATCTTAAATGACCCTAGATACAAACAAGGTAATTATTCAGGCGCAGTAAAGGTGATTGACAAAATTGCTCCAGGTTTATCTAAACAACCAGATGTTGCAAACGCATTAAAAAGAGCAAACGAAGAACTTGACGAAAGTTTTAGTGATGCACAATTACAACAACTCAAAAAGGCATACGAGCCTATGAGAGGTAAAAAGATTTCTATTGACAATGCAAACAAACTAGGTGCAATGTTTACTAAGTTTGACAAGAATAAAAACGCATTAGAAAAATTATATGGTGGTGATATACCATTTGTATCAGTAATGGCTATGACAAGATTGATGACTAAACATGGTTACAAAGCTGCCGACTTAAAGAAACTTGGTAAGATTAGAATGGAAGAAATCGAAATCTTAGATGAGGCTACACAAGAGTTAGTAGATGTTACTGAGGGTAAGATTGATGCAAAGAAATTTGATAGTTTGAAGAGAGGTGATACAATGTCTATCACTTATAACTCAACTATGGGTGGTAAATCTACACAAAAATTTGTTGTAAAGAGTAAGAGTAGAAGTGCTAAGTACAACACAGACAAAGTAACAATGTATCCTGATGGCAAACCAAATATGTCAAGATACTTCTTATACAAAAGAGCAAACGGTGATGTATCAATGGCAACAGGTGATATGGCCGCTTCAATTATGTCTGTAGAAGGATTTACAGAGAGTGTTGAGTATGTAGAATACATGGCAAAAAACAGTGGTGAAGCTCAAAGAATTATGCAAATGTTTAAAGGCAAAACAGGTGGTGGAGAAATTCATAAATCTGGTTCAGAAGTTAGAATTGATAGTGCTAAGAACATTGAGAGTATTCACAAACAAGTAGTTGCAAAGTTTCCAGATACAAATGTAATGACAGTTGAAGATGCTGACTTAGAAGAAGGTATGATGAGTAAGATTGATGCCATGCAAAAAGATGGTAAGTCAGCGGCTGATATTGCAAAAGAATTAAAGTTGGATGTTAAGACTGTAAAAGGTATCTTAGGTGAAGAACTAGGTAAAGAAGACGAACCTAAAGTAAAAAAAATAATTACTAAATTAAAAGGCGCTAGTGACGCACATGCAGGTCAGGCTAAAGATTTAGAAAAAGCAATGAAAACCGAAATGGCAAAAGATGATGCATATGCAATTGGTATGTCACAGGCTAAAAAATCTATGAACGATGAACCACCTTTAGACAAGAAGACTATTACTAAAGGGCATAAGATTGCAAAATCAATTATGAAGAACGAAGAAGTGATAACAGAAATAGGTTCTTTTTCTAAAATTCATACAAAAAAAGCAATCGGTTCTCATCCTAGTAAAAATGCTGAAAAGGTTTTTTATAAAGGTTTAGTTAAATCTATTAATGTAGGTTCAAGAAATAAACCACCAAAGAGAGATGCCGAAATAGGTATTATCGGTAGAGATGGTTCAAAATACTTTGCTCAAGGTGAGGACCAAGCAGGATTAAAAGCTTTAGGTAAATTTAACACTAGACAAGACGCTCTTAAAGCAGTTTTTAATCACTCTGTTAAATCTAAACAGATTAAAGAAAATAATTCTGAACACCCAGCAAAAGCGATGTACGAACAAATTAAAGGTTTAAAAAACAAATCTGAAAAATCAGGCATGCCTTACGGCATTTTAAAGAAGGTTTATGATAGAGGAATGGCCGCATGGAGAGGTGGACACCGACCAGGTGCTTCACAGCAACAATGGGCATTTGCTAGAGTAAACTCATTCATAACTAAATCCTCTGGAACATGGGGTGGAGCTGACAAAGACTTAGCTGCCAAAGTTAAAGGGAGTAAATAACATGAAAAATAACTTTGATAAAAAGCCCGGCAGTATAGAAGATGTAGTTGCCGGCATGACTAAACATACTAGAGAGAATGCTTATCAAGACAAATTCAAAAAAGAATTAGAGAAGACAGGCAAAGGCATTGGTGCAATGACACCAAAAGAGAAGTCTGCTTTCTTTAGTAAGATTGACAAAGAATATAAAGCAAAGAACGAAGGCATCAATGAAGAAGCAATTGTAGAGTTTACTACTCAACAAATTAAAATGGCATATGGTATTGCAAATGACCCTAGATACAAACAAGGTAACTATTCAGGTGCAGTTAAAACAATTAATAAAATTGCCCCTGGTTTAGCAAATCATCCTGATGTTCAAAAGGTTTTAAAAAGAACTAACGAAGATATCAATGAAGCTTATGGTGAGGGTGTAATTAAAGCTGCTAAGATGTACATGAAAGACAGTAGTTGTTCTTATAAGAAAGCTTCAGAAGCATATGGTGTTTCAGAAAATGAAGTAAGACAATGTGTTAAAGCATCATATCACACTGAGGGAAAAGTAGAATGTCCTAAATGTGAGGGTAAAGGTTGTGACCATTGTAGTAACAAAGGTTATCACATGTCTGAAAGTCATGTAGGCCAAACTAAGAAAGCAAATCAATCTCAAAAAGATGCCAAAGGTGAAAAAGAAATCATCAAATCTGTTAGAGAAACTATCTTGGATATGTGGCAAGAAGCTGCAGGTGAAAAGAAAGAGAAAGAAGTTGAAGAAGAAGAGGTTAAAAAAGAAGAACCTAAGAAAGACGAAGATAAATCTAAAGCTGAGTTAGAAAAAAAAAATGATGAAGTCACACTTCTAAAACAAAAGGTTGATTTAGAAAAGGCTAAGGCTGTTCAAAAGGACACACAGAAGATGGTTAATCCTGAAACTGGTGAACCTCTTTTACAGGTAGGTATTGCATACAAAGCTCTTAAAGATAAGATGAAAAAAGAAGAAACTGAACCTACTAAAGAGAAAAAGGTAAGTGAAACTGAACTAAAGAACAAAAAGCGAACAGATACAGAAAATAAACCAAGTGAAATCGAGCCTAATCCAACAATTAAATATACACAATAGTTAAAATAGTGCTTGCCTTTAGTGTGGAAGTATGTTAGGATGGACACATAATAAGAAAAGGATACACTATGAAAAATTTACCTAGAATATATCTCGATATGGATGGTGTTCTTTTCGATTTTGTTAAGAATATTGAGAAGACTACAGGTCTTACTATTAATCAATGGACTAAACT